GCCCTCGCGGCCGCGTCGCCGTCCCTGGCGTCGTTCTCCGCCTCCTGCGGGACCGCCTCGGCGTCGGCCCTGCTGCTCTCCGCCTCCGTGGCAGCAGTGGGCTCCATGGTCGCGGCGAGCATGGCGGCGGCGTCGGCCTCATCGGTCTCGTTCGGCGTCCGCTCCGGCGCGTCCTTCAACCGCTTCTCGGCTTCCGCCAGGAATGCGGCAAGCGCCGCCCGCTCCGCGATCATGGGGGCCTGCCGGCAGATGTCGGCCGAGGTCGGCTCGATGCGGCTCACGCTCCCGCGCATCGACGTGGGGCCGCTGCCGCACTTCTCGATGAGCGGCAAGTTCGACGCGCAGACGGGCTCGGTCCCGTCGGTCAACGTCAACTGGTTCGCCAGCGGCGCGGTCTTCGGGCCGAACAGCCCGCGCGTCATCGGAATCGGCGACAACCGGCGATACGACGAGGCGGCCATCCCGCTGAGCCCCAAGGTGCTGGGCGGGATCGGCAGGGGAGTCGCCCAGACGATGGATGTCGGCGGCGGCTCGGACGCCGGCGCGGTCATCGCGTGGCTCGACCGCAACCTCCCGGCGATCATCCAGAAGTACACGCCGGTCACGCTCGAGCGCGACCTCGACAGGCACATCAGGGCGGTGGCACATGCATAGAATGCACTACGTGTCGTCCTCGGGTGAGCGCGTCGACCTCGACGGCGACGGCATCTATGTCGGCACCGCCGCGGGCGTGCGCTCGCGCGAGTGGAGCTACGACCTCTCATGGCGCGGCGTCTACGGCATCTCGCGAGACGCGAGGGAGGCGACGGTCGATGCCGTGCTGTCCTCGGCGGCTGCCGACAGGCTCAGGCGGCTCGCGGACAGGGATGTCTCCGTCCGCGAGCCCGGTCGCCTCGTCGTCGACGGTGTTTGGTACCAGCGCGCCTATATCGCGAAGTCCGAGACATCGCAGGTCTACGGCAGGCGGGGTATCGCCGCCACGCTTACCGTGCTGCTGCTCGACGGGTCCTGGCGGCGCGAGGTCGTCCAGGAGTTCTACGCCCGGGAGGACGAGGACCAGACCGGCCTGGACTTTCCCCATGACTACGAGTACGACTACGGCGGCTCGGTCGCAAGCCGGACGGTCACCGTCGACGGGCTGGTGCCCGCCGACCTTAAGCTCACGATCTTCGGCCCCGCGTCGTCACCGCGCATCACCGTGACGCAGGGGGACTTCATCAACGTCTACTCTGCGGACGTTGAAGTGCCTGGCGGCTCCAGGCTCATCATCGACGGCTCGAGCTTCCCCAAGACGATCAAGCTCGTCGGCATGTACGGTGAGACCGAGGACCGCTTCGCCGACGGCATGCGCGGAGAGGGCGCCGGAAGCGGTTCCTACTGCTTCGAGCGGCTTCGGCCCGGCACGTCCTCTGTCGCATGGGACGGCTCGTTCGGCTTCACCATGACCCACTATCTTGAGGAGGGGGAGCCGCCTTGGAGCTCATAGTCGCCGACAGCGCCGGCAGGACGCTCTTCCCGATTTCTGACTTCGAGCTGGATATGGACTCGGGCTGGGGCGACGGCGTCGACAACTCGTTCGATCTCGTGGTGCGCGACTCGTCCGTACCGTTGCCGGAGGCCGCTTGGCGTGTTTTCGCCGACGGCCTGGAGATCGGCGGGCGCGTCGAGGGGTTCGAGCTCAAGACGCGCCGCACCTCGTCCGAGCTGCACTGGACCGGGTCGACCTGGACTGGAGTGCTCGAGAAGCGCCTTCTGTGGCCCGATCCGGGCCAGGACTACCTTGTCCTCTCTGGGGACGCAAACGCCGTGCTGCGGTCCGCGGTTAAGCGGCTCGACATCGGCTCCCTCTTCACGGTTCCCGATGCCGACGCCGGGGTGAACGTCAGTTACCGATGCAACAGGGACACACCCGACGCCTGGACCAACCTTAGGCTGGCGATGCGCTCCGCAGGCCTTCGCCTCGATGCGAGGTGGGTGGGCGGATCGTGCAGGCTCCAGGCGGTGAAGGTGACGGACTGGCGCGGCAGGGTCGACTCCGATCTCGTAAACTTCGACCTCAAGAGCGACCTGCTCGTCACCAATCACCTCAAGGCGGCCGGCAAGGGCGAACTTGCGGCCAGAGATGTCGTGGACGTCTACGCCGACCGGGAAGGCGGCGTGGGCACCGTGAAGGCGATGACCGGCGTCTTCGAGCTCGAGGAGTACTACGACGCCAACAACACCGAGGGCGACGATCTCCGCGACCAGGCATCCAGCCGACTCGAGGACAAGCAGTCCGAGGGCAGCGTGACCGTGACGGTCAACGAGGGCGTCGAGTTCGGCCTCGGCGATATCGTTGAGGCCAGGCACTACTCGCCAAACGTGACGGTCTCGGTCGAGATCAGCAGCAAGGTCGTAAAGGCCGCGGGGTCGGGCTACAGCGCCACGTATGGCGCATCGCCTGGTACGGTGGGGAGATAGGAGACTGCCATGAAGCAGATAGAGCTCATCGGCCCGCCCCTTTACCAATGGGATACGGGTCGGCGCGTCCGCGTCTCGGTCCGCGGCGCGACGGAGGCCCACTTCGCCATCACCGGATCGGCGCGCGCATTGGTGACCCCGGTCGTCGGCGGCGAGGCCCCGGTGCCGTCGCTCCTGCTGACGGCGGGCGCCGACATTGCCGCATGGGCGAGCGATGGGCGCGACACGCAGGCGCGCGCCGTGCTCAGGGTGCGCCCGAGGGCCAAGCCGGACGGTTACATCTACACCGATGACGAGGTCAAGACCTGGGCTGATGTCGAAGACTGGGTGCGAGAGCAGCTGAAGTCCGCAGGCGAGCCCGGCACGAAGTGGTATGTCGGGGGAGGCACCCCCGCCATAGGCGGCCGCGTCGGGGACCTCTACCTCGACAGCGAGACGGGCACCTATTATCGCTACGGCGAGATTGGAGATACGAATGGCTAACGCATGGAACCAGGTCGGAACGCTCATGGGTCCCAAGGGCGATAAGGGCGCGACTGGCGACACCGGCCCAAAGGGCGGCAGCGTGCGCGTTGCGAGCATCAGCGTCCCGGCTGGCGGCGACGTCGCCTTCTCGGCGCTCTCGCCGTCCGACGGAGTTCAGGTCGGCGACCTCGTGCTCGACGCCAAGGGCAGCGTCTACCCCATCTCGGCGGTGGACGCGGGGCGATCGACCGCCAGGGTCGGCTCCGCCATCAACGGCGTGAGCCTCAAGGGGCCCAAGGGCGAGACGGGCGCCGTCGGCCCCAAGGGCGCCGACGGCACGTCCATTACCGTCAAGGGCGCGGTGGGCAGCAAGGCCGCCTTGCCGTCCAGTGCCGCCATCGGCGACACGTACATCACGAGTGACACGAGCCACATGTGGGTCAAGACCGCGATGAGCGGCGACTTGCAGTGGACCGACCTCGGCGAGATGAAGGGCCCCAAGGGGGACAAGGGGGCCACGGGCGCAAAGGGGGACAAGGGCGACACCGGCGCCACGGGTGCCCAGGGCCCTGCCGGCCCCGGCATCACGTTCGGCCAGGGAGCCCCCACGGCGTCATCCCAGGCCGGCGCCGTATACATCGATACGGCAGACGGCTTCAAGGTCTACCAGTACGGCGACAACGCCTAGCGAAAGGAGAACGACATGGCATGGGCTAACATCGGCTCGCTCAAGGGTCCCAAGGGCGACAAGGGCGACACCGGAGAGCAGGGCAAGCAGGGAATCCAGGGACTGAAGGGGGAGACCGGTCCGACCGGTCAGACGGGCCCCAAGGGAGAAAAGGGCGCCGACGGCACCTCCGTGACCGCCGGGACCGGCGCGCCGACCGGCACCGCCGTGGTCGGCTCGGTCTACATCGACGCCGCCACCGGGAACCTGTACACCTACAAGGCCTAGTCGGAGGCGTCGACATGGCATGGATTAAGTTGGGCAACCTAAAGGGGCCTGTCGGGGAGACGGGGCCACAGGGTCCCGCGGCCTCGACCGCCCAGACGTTCCTCGCCGCACACCCTGTGGGCTCCCTCTATATGGAAAGCAAGGGCAAAAACCCCGGTGCCATCTATGGGGGAACGTGGTCCATGCGAGACAGCCAGAACGGCTTTATATGGGAAAGGACGGCTTAAATGGAGATTGTGACCGGCAAAGTGGGCGTGCCACACGTCAGCTCGGCCGACGACGGGCGCCGCATTGCGGGCGAAGTCGGCACTGGCAGCTATGTGCTGCAGACGGGCGGCAAGCTGGCCCCATCGCTTGTCGACGCGAACACCGTCCGTATCGCGACCGGCGACATGATCGTGCAGGGTCGCCATATCGGTGTCACCGCGCCCGAGAACGTCAAGGTTGCGAGCGGCTCGCAAGGCAAGAAGCGCATGGACTACATCTGCGTCCATTACACCCGCGATGTGAGCGGGTCCAGCCCGACCCTTGTCGAGACGGTTGATTGGAAGGTTCTCCAGGGAACCCCCGGCTCGAGCGCCGCCGCGCCGTCGGTGCCGAAAGGCTCCATCCTGGACGGTGACGCTGACGTGACGGTCCCGATCTGCTCGGTGACATTCGACGGGCTGACCACGGGTCAGCCGAAGCTTCTCATCCCCGAACTGACTCCCCTGGCAGACCTCGGGGATTCCGTATACCGTGCGCCGAGAGTTTTTGTCGGTAACAAGATCGTGGGCTTCAACAATGCGAATTACACGACGCTTTGGGACAAGGCGGGCTTTGAGCGGGAGTTCGGGCGAAGTTTCGACAATTCCCGCGATTCCGTGTGCGCGATGAACGGTGATGCGAGCTACAACTTCATGGTTTCCGGCGTGAATTTCTACCCGCGCGACGAGCGGCTCGTCGTCGCAATCAGCGGCGCACACACTGGCCCATTCCGAGTGAATTTCATCGTTGTGCTTGGCTAGCATTCCGTATCCCCGAGAATTGTGGCAAAGACAAATGTGGGGAAGAACTATCAGATATTCAGCTACGACATGCCGCTAAACAGGATGGCGGCGCTCGTCTGCGTCTATCAAGGGCGCCCTCTAGCATCGACCTTGTTCTCCACGTCAATGTTTGCCGAGGAATGCACCAACGCCGGAATGTGCGCTGACTGCTGCTACAACCCTGGTAACTTTAAATTTGATGTCCACGCTTACTATACGGACGGCAAGCTATTCCTCATGGCCGATGCCTCAACATATAGCGCAGTTTTCATGGTGTTTTAGGTGCAGATCACGGCCTGACCGGAGAAGTCTCCAGACGTCGTGGAGAAACAGAAGACGATTCCATTTGTATCGATCTTGACGTAGCCAGAGGCACTGTCCACGTTAAGACATCCAAACGCCTCCGTCACCGGTTTAAAAGGTAGCTGACAAACGGTGCGACCGGTATGTCCCGTAAGAGAGATGTTTTTCAGCTGGACGACAACGATGCGCCCGATGTCAACACAAGTGACGCCGTTGGCTGGAGCTGTGACGACGGCATGGGATACGGAATGCTACTTATGCCAAACCAGCTTGTTGTCCTTGAAAAAGGCAATGCCTGTTGAGTCGAAGACCACCTGATACTTGCCAAACTTGGCGCCATTGTCGGACACAGTAACCTGCATGCCGCCAAGCCACTCGTGGAATGAATACCATTCGACGTTTGCGGACTTAGTTCGGGATACGGAATACTACAGGGGAATAAAGCCCATGGCCGAGGGCCATCCGAAGCTGCGCATCGGCTCTGATGACGTCACACCGAATGCCACGTCGCCGTTGGTTCGAACTATTAGCGACACTCCAAATTTGAGCTGCATGTTTGCGCAGATGCACATGTTCAGCTCATTGGCGGGCAGGTAATTTGACGGCAGCGTGAGCACCTTGGCCAAATGGCCGGTCTGAGTCCCGGTGGCCATGTAGCCGCTGCCTTTCGTCTCAAAAACAAGTGAGTGTATGGCGGGAATGTAGGAGACATCCAGAGTTACGTCGCAGCCGTAGATATTCGCCCTGCCGCTGGCGATCTTCATTCGGGATACGGAATCACCCGCCCAGTATCAGCCGCTCGACCTCGCGTTGCGCATCCTTGCAGATGCGTTGCCTCGGCACGATGTAGTGCTCGTATGCCGTGCCGATATCGGTGTGCCCCAGCATCATGGCCACGGTCTCGATTCCCACGCCTGCCTCCACGGCGAGCGTCGCCCACGTGTGGCGGCATTCCGTCATCGAGGTCCAGGCGGCTCCGGCTTGGCGACATGCGGATTTGATGTGCCGTGCAATGGCGTCGGGCGATAGCTCGCACAGCCAGCCCGAGCGGCCCTTTCGCAGCGCGCGCAGGCGTTTGACCGCGAAGCGGGGGAGCCAGCAGGACCGCGCGGAGCGCTCGGTCTTCGGCGCCTCGACGACCTCTTTGCCGCGCACGACTTGCCTCGAACGACGGATGCGGACCTCGCCGGTGCGCAGGTCGATGTCCGACCACTTGAGGCCGCACGCCTCGCCGCGCCGCAGCCCGAGGGTTACCGAGCAGATTGCGACCGCCTCGCACTCGTGTCCCCACAGCGCACGGAGGTAGGCACGGACCTGGCTCGCCTCCATAGTGCGTGGGCGGTGTGCCGGCTTGTGCGGTAGCTCGACACCGGCGGTGGTGGGGTCGTACATCCGCACACCGAGCCTGCGTATGGCCCAGCGGATAACCTGCCGCAGGGTCTTGTACGCCTTTTCGGCGGCCCCCGGCAGCTCAAACGAATCAATCCAGCCCTGTACGTCCTCGGGTGTTATCTCTTCGAGTTCCTGGCCGCCCCAGCGAGGTAGGACATGCAGCGCTAGCGCGCTCTCGTATCCGGCCAGGGTGCAGGCGCGCAGCCTGCCGCGCTTGTCGTCCATGTACCTCGAGGCGGCCTCTGCAACTTTCATCATGGTCTCCAATCCCGTAAATCCCAGACGCGTGGACTCTCAAGGAGAGGATACGCGCGTGGGATTTCTGCCACGAAAGGTCGAGAGAAAGGAGTCTAAATGGCATTGATCGGGACCCTTGTCGGGCCCGCAGTGCGCCTGGCGACAGACGGGAGGGGTCTCCCGATTCTCGCGTCTGATGAGCCTGAGGTCCCCGAGGGTTTCAAGGCGGACATGGCGTATGAGCAGCGGGGCGGTTCCATCTACCAAGTATGGAGTGTCGTGCCAGACGGGGTGCGCGATGACGCGGTTCGGCTTGCTGCCATGTCTGCCGAGACTCTCGGCGATGAGGACGCGCTGAAGGTACCCCAGCTCATCCGGCAGTGGTATGTGGGTGAGGCCTCGTATGCCGCCGGCGCGCGCGTGGCATATGGAGGCGACCTGTACAAGTGCCTGCAGACGCATGCACCCCGTATCGGATCTGAGCCCGATACGGCCCCGGAGCTTTGGGAAAGAATCAACCATTAAGGAGAAAAATGTTTTACGGACAATTTGTATCTGGGTCTGTCTACCTGACCACGGACGGCTCCGGCCTGCCGATTCGCGAGACGGCGGAACCCAACCCCGGCGCCGGTTACCACACGGTGCTCTCCTATGAGCAGCATGACGGCGCCATCTGGCAGGTGTGGACTCTCATTCCCGATGCCGGAACGCCTCAGGACGCCGCCCTCATGCTCGCCCAGATCCAGGCGGCCGCCCTCTCCGACGATGATGCGTTGAAGGTTCCGGCGCTCTATCCGCTCTACGCATGCGGTCACGTCTATGCGCAAGGAGACCGCGTGCTCTGGCAGGGCACGCTCTACAAGGCTATTTCCGGCCACACGGCGACTGCGGCGGATCCCGCTTCCGACCCCCAGCACTGGGCGAAGGTCATGGCGTCCACGGCCGGCGGCGCTGACGCCCCCGAGTGGGTCGGCGGCAAGACGTACGCCAAGGGCGACCGAGTCACCAAGTACGGGTCTGTCTACGAATCGCTGATTGACGGAAACACGCTTGAGCCCGGCACCTTCGGTTCTGACAGCGCCTGGAGCATCGTGAGCAACGGCTAGGGGAGGGTCGCATGTCCAATATCATCATCCAGCTGACCGAGCCTCAGGTCTGGGCAATTGCCATCGCGTGCGCATTCATAGTCATGGACATCCTGACCGGCTTCATCGGCGCTGTCATCAACGGCAACGTCTCGAGCGCCAAGATGCGCGTCGGCCTCGGCCACAAGATCCTGCTCTGCTGCCTCATCGCGGTCGCAGTGATGATCGAGCTTGCCGGCACGCATATCGCCGGCCTCGGCTTCAGCGGCGTCTCCGTGACCGTCGTGTGCGCCTACATCATCATCATGGAGGTCGCCTCCATCCTCGAGAACGTGTGCGCCGCATACCCCGAGCTTCGCGATACCCCGCTCATGCGCATTTTCGACCATGACGTGGACGGTGAATAGCGTGGCCAAGCTGTTCGTCATCTGCGGGCACGGCGCCGGCGACCCCGGCTGCTGCGCCGGCGGGTACACCGAGGCCGAGCGCGTGCGTGCGCTCGGCGGGCGCATCAAGCAGCTTGGCGGCGATCAGGTGGCGCTTTGCGACACTTCGCGCAACTGGTATGCGGACGGCGGGCTGAACAGCCTCAAGGCCGACGGCCCAGTCGTTGAGCTGCACATGGATGCCAGCGGCCTCAAGACACCTCACGGTGCCCACGTGATCATCAGCTCGAAGTTCAGCCCGGACTCCTACGACAAGGCGCTGGCGGACAAGCTGTCCGCGTTCATGCCGGGCCGAGCGCAGAAGCTCGTCAAGCGATCCGACCTCGCCAACATCAACAGGGCCGCCGCGAGGGGCATCAACTACCGCCTCGCCGAGAACGGCTTCATCGACAACGGCGGCGATCTGCAGAAGTTCAATGAATACCTCGACGACCTGGCCCGAATCTACCTCGAGAGTTTCGGAATCAAGGCATCGAATTCCGCGCCCGTTCAGCAGGCGCCCGCGAAGCAGCCGGCCCAGCATACGACTGAGACCGAGGGCTTCGGGGGCCGCTACCGCTGCACCGTCTTCAAGCTCAACGTGCGCTCGGCGCCGTCCCTTTCCGGGTCTGTGGTGGCCTCCTACAGCAGGGGGCAGACTGTCGTGCTCGACGACTGGTATAAGTCCGCGGACGGCTTTATATGGGGACGCTACACCGGCGGCAGCGGGAAGCTCCGCTATATTGCCGTCGGACGCGCCACCGGAAAGCCCGAGGCAGATGACTACCTCGTCAAGGAGTGACATGAAGCTTAGCAAGAAGCTACTCGGCGTCGTCTACGCGGTCCTGGCGGTCATCGCCATGTTCGCGCTCATCGCCGTTGCCTGTTCGCTTGCGCATCCCAGCGATGCGAGCGCGACGGGCGTCGCCACTGTCATGGACCAGTCCGACGGACCACTCTACGATCTGCCGCAGAACGTGTCCTCATATATAGCCACCGAGCGCTCGACGAATCGAGCCTACATCGTGGTCGAGAGCGACCGCGGTATCGCCATCACGCCGTACCTCGACGTGGACGGCGATCAGGTGATTATCGACAGACCATAA